ACCACGCAGTTCGTAGAACCCGCCCTCGATCTTGCCACCCTTCAAGAACCGCTTGTTGCCATCAGCATCAATGGTCTGGTACGACAGGATTTCCCCTGCCTGATTGATCACCGGCACAACCAGTCTGCCTGCACGATCAATCTTGATCCCATGGGCGCCAATGTGCTTGCGAACAAGGTATGGATGGTCATCAGACGCATCTGCATACGTTCCAACCTCATCCTCTGCACGTTCTGCTGCCACCGCCTGCGAAGCTAGCCTGTCAGCATCTTTCTTGGCTTTGACGTCAGCTACCCACTTGTCATGCTCAAAGCGCTCAGTAAACGACATTGCACGGCCAGTATCTGCAATCCATTTGCTTTCAAACACTGGCTCTTTCCAGCACCCTGCAATGCCCACAGGAACCTTGCCACTGGAGTGCAAGATGTACCACCCGTCTAGCGCACCCTTTTTAGACGACACATGCGCCACACGGTGAATCTCACCGTCTGCAATGATCTCTTTGATCAGCAAGCCACTGGCCTCACAGTGCCTTCTGAACCCTTCCTCTGGGTTGATCAGGTCTTGGCTCTCTGTGGCAGCCGCGAAGCCGTTGGGGAAAATAGACGTTAGACTGCTCATGCTTGTGTCTCCACCAACTCAGGCCAAATGGACTGCCAGCTGCCCTGGCACACCATCTTGCGAGTGAGCCGCCCTTCGCTCTCCTGCTCCACTCTGACGGCCTCCCATGCTGACATCTCACGCCGGCCAGTAAGGCACTGGTAAAGATATTGCTCGTTTATGCCAACTTTTTCTGCCAGTTGTCGGCGCTCATCTGGGGGTATTTGTGTGTTCATAGGACATCGACTCTAGCACATTGATAGAGTCTTTTGGCAATAGGGAAAACACCTATGCAAATAATTCTAGCAAGGGGCTTGACAACATCTAGCAACTCGCTAGAATTCAAAGCGTGGCAGGGAAATTGGTTCTCTGTCCATCACGCCGAAAGGCCTTAAGGAAACAAAATGAACGCTTCTTATACAGCCCACGTAGCTACTGATCTTTACAACGCAGGTTACTCATGCGATGGTCACCCTTTTATTGCAGAGCAATATTATGTGGTGATCGAGAACCAGGCAGGCCGCCGCTTCCGTCACACAGCAATTTTTAACGGCACTCAAGAAGTTGTTTGCCCAGAGTCTGGCGATTCTTATTTTCCCGATCTGCGCCAAGAAGCATTTGCCAAAGCCGAGCGCTTGGTTGCCCGTGTTAACGCCGCCCTTCAGTCTGGTAAATTTTTATCACCAACATTTTGGGAAGAAATCGATCCTGCTTATGGCTCTGACGAATACGCCTATCAAGGCACAGAAGCCAAGCGCTTGTTTGCCGAAAAAGCCGCAGCCTAATCCAACCCACGGGGCTACGGCCCCCGAAAGCACAACATGAAACACCACAGACACTACCACTACCCCGAAGTCAAGAACGCCAGGCTAACTTCCCGCGCACAAGCAGGGCTTGACCTTCTTACAGCCCTTGCCATTGGCATCAGCTTGGCCGCCTTACTGGTTGCATGGTGGTCAGCATGACACAGACAGAAGCATTACGCCTTGCATTGGAGGCGTTAGAAAACATTGATAGATGGCTACCCACTATTGGCCAAAAAGGATTAAGAGATTACGAAGCAGATGCCATCACCGCCATTAAAGCCGCACTAGAAGCGAAGGATGAGCCTGTGGCAATTGTTGCGGAAATCCACATGAGTCGTTACACGATTGAGTGGACAAATGGAGATTTGCCAGAAGGTACAAAGCTTTACACCACCCCACCACAGCGCACATGGGTAGGGCTGACGGATGAGGAAATACTCGAACACCAAGATTGTGTTCCAAACTCATATACCCTTGACTTGATTGAATTTGTTCAAGCCATTGAAGCCAAACTCAAGGAGAAGAATACATGAACCCCACACCCGCCTGCCCTCAAGGGCTAACCGAGTACGCTTGCGAAGTTGAAGGCGTCGATCTGGTTTGTTTCTTGGAGTACACGCCAGACGAAGAAGGCTCACTTAACAGCTATGGCTTACTCAATGAGCCTGGCACATATGAGAATCTTGAACTGGTTAACGCCTACGTTAAAGGCACTGACGTTGACATTGGCCACTTGCTTTTGCAGTACCTTGTAGACCACATCACAACCACCGCACTTGAGGACTTAAAAAATGACGATCTCTGAACTGGCAGCAAAGCTGCGCATGGCCAAGCAGGCCGAAACCGAAGCCAAAGCCGAGCGCCTGCGCATTGAGGGTTTGATCACAGACCAGTTTGCCAAGCCCGAAAGCAACGAAGGCACGCACAATGACGAAGAGTTTACGATCACTTGGAAACTTAACCGTACAGTAAACACTGACCAGTTGGCCGCCGACTACGAAGACTTGCCAACAAACGCCAAAAACGCATTTCGCTGGAAAGCCGAGGTCAACTTGGCTTACCTTCGCACCCTCGCAGACATTGACCCTGCTGCCTATAACAAGGTGGCAGTGTTTATCACAAGCAAACCCGCAAAACCATCCATTGAACTGAAAGACTAACATGGCCTTTGATCTCTCATCCATCTCCAAAACCAAACGTGTACGCTCACCCAAGATTGTGGTGGTGGGCCAAGGCAAGATTGGCAAGACAACCTTTGCAGCCATGGCGCCCAACGCCATTGGCATCCTGACCGAAGACGGCGCTGACGCTGTAGACGCAAACGCCTTCCCACTGGCGGCCAGTCTGCCCGAGGTCTATGCGGCCATCGACACACTGATCAACCAAGACCATGACTTTCAGACCTTGTTTATTGACTCGCTTGACTGGTTGGAACCCATGATCCAAGAGTATGTGTGCAAGCAGAACAACTGGAAAAACATTGAGCAGCCAGGCTTTGGTAAGGGCTATGTGGCCGCCGCCGAGGAATGGCGCAACCTTTTGTCTGGCTTGGAAGTTCTGCGCTCTGCCAAGGGCATGGGCATTATCCTGATTGCGCACGACAAGATCAAGCGCATTGAAGACCCGTTAACCGAGGGCTATGACAGTCATGTCCTTAAACTGCACGACAAGGCCGCTGGCCTGGTGCAAGAATGGGCTGATGTTATTGGCTACGCAGGCTACCGCATCTTCACTAGCAAGACAGACGCAGGGTTTTCTAAAAAGGAAACCAAGGCCACCACTACTGGTGAGCGCATCTTGCACGTTGAACCCCATCCGGCTCATTGCGGTGGTAACCGCTTTGGCCTTCAGAATATGCCGCTTGACTGGACGGCATTCCAAGCAGCGCTCACCGTGGCGCAGTCTTGATCACCCCAGTTCGTAACTTAACTTTTTAGGAAATTTATCATGGCTCAGTTTAATTTTGACGCATCTACAGTTGCACCCCAACAGGCCACAGGCCCACTGCCTGCCGGCACATATCTAGCACACATCACCGAGTCCGATGTGCAACCATTGAAATCTGGTAACGGCGAGGGTTTGAAGCTGACTTTTGAAATCATGGATGGCCAGTTCAAAGGCCGTAAGGTTTGGGAGAACCTTAACATTCGCCATAGCAACGAAGACACTCAGCGAATTGCACAGAGCCAGTTGTCTGCGCTTTGCCACGCTGTGAACGTTATCAAGTTAATGGACACTGCCGCCCTGCACTTTAAGCCAGTTCGCATTAACGTGACTGTGCGAGAAGCACAAGGCATTTATAAGGCTAGCAACAACATTAAGGGCTATGAGTCTGCCGGTGGTGGTATCAGCGCACCAGCTGCACCAGTGTATACGCCACCACCTGTGGCCGACACGCCTGCATGGCCAACAGCCGAGCAAGAAGCCGCCAAGTCCAAAGCACCAGCCTGGGCACGCAAATAATGGCTTTACTTCCACAATCAGTTACTGATCCTGTGGCCGATGCCATCTTTGCCTACTACAAGGCAAAGTATGGCGCGGAAGCCCAGCGCCCTTACCTTGGCGCATCTGCCATTGGTAAGCCCTGCCTGCGCCAGCACTGGTATTCATTCCGATGGGCTAAGCCTGCGCAGTTCTCTGGCCGGCTCTACCGAGTGTTTCAGTCTGGCCACTTACAAGAGCCAAGGGTTTATGCAGACTTAGCAAGCATTGGCTGCACGGTCTACCAGATTAACCCAACCACCGGCAAGCAGTGGTCATTTAGCGAAAGCACAACTGGCCACCACTTTCAGGGCAATGCTGACGGCATCATTACGGGCTTGCCGCAGGCGCCAAAGTCACCGCATTTACTGGAGATAAAGACAGCATCTGACAAGATGTATAAGGAAATGCAGAAATCTGGCGTAAAGAAGGCCAAGCCCGAACACTACGCGCAGATGCAAATATACATGAAGTGGTCAATTGATCAGTTTGGTGAGGACGGCTGCCGCAGGGCACTTTATCTGGTGGTCAATAAAGACAATGACGACATCTACACTGAGCGCTTGGAGTTTGATGCCAAAGAAGCGCAGGCATTGGTTGACAAAGCCATGGCGGTGATCACCAGTGTTGAGCCGCCAGTTGGTGTGTCTACAGACCCAACATGGTTTGAGTGCAAGTTTTGTGATTACCAGGCTGTTTGCCATGGCACGGATGTACCGGCAACAACTTGCCGTTCTTGCGTCCACGCCACGCCAGAGATGGATGGCCAAGGCCGGTGGTCATGTGCGTCACTTGGCACTGACTTGACTACAGACCAGCAGCGCAAGGCTTGCAGCAAGCACCAGTACATTCCGATTCTTTTGGCTAAGACGGCCAATCCAGTTGACTTAACCCAAGACAATGGATTGGTTTACAAAACGCCAAACGGCAAGCAGTTTGTCAATGGTGATCCTGAACTGAACCCTGACTACATCAGCAGCGCTGAGATCCATGCCTGCAAGGATAAGATTATGTTGACAGACGAGCAGGCGCTTGATCTGCGCAAACAACATAACGGAAGGTTCGTATGAACACCCCACCAATTGACCAGATCACCTTGCGTGATTACTTTGCCGCGGCTGCCTTGACTGGCTTGCTGGCCAATGGCGACAGGAGAAGCGCTGTAGAAAACGCCTACGCCATTGCCGACAAGATGCTTTTGGAGCGTGATGATGATCCTGCGTGAGTACCAATCACGCGCTGTCAGCGACTTGTTTGGCTGGTGGACAAAGCACCAGGGGGATGCCGACATCCCCTTGTTGGTGTTGCCTACCGCCGCCGGCAAGTCGGTGATCTGCGCTGAGATTGTGCGCCAAATGTGGGATCAGTGGCCAGAGTTTCACCCGCGCACTGTGGTGCTAGTTCCATCTAAGGAACTGGCCGAGCAGAATGCGGCCAAGCTCAGAGCCTTACTGCCGCACACCATCAGCGTTGGCTTTGTGAGCGCAAGCCTGGGCACAAAGAGGTACACCGCCGATGTGATTGTGGCCACCATTGGCAGCATCCACAAAGCCGCGCACTTGCTTGGCAACATCAAGGCTGTGGTGATTGATGAGGCTCACCTAGTGAGCCAGAGGGCAAACGATGCAGGCATGTACCGCAACTTCTTGTCCAAACTCGGAGAGTTATGCAAATTTCGCATAGTTGGCATGACGGCCACACCGTTCAGGGGCAATCAGGTTTGGCTGACTGACGGTGACGATCCATTGTTCACCGGCATTGCAAGCCGTGTGTCCATGGGTGAGTTGCTTGCGCAGAAGTTCATTGCACCACTGGTTCCACCGGCTGAGAGAATCAGCACCCGCATCGATGCTAGCCACGTTGGCATCTCTAACGGTGACTACAAGGTTGGCGAACTATCCCGCGAGGTTGAGAAATACCTTGCTAAAGTGGCCATAGAAGCCACCAGAATCGCTTCAGAGCGCAAAAAATGGATTGCCTTTACACCGAGTGTCGCCAACGCTGAAAGCCTTGCAGACAAGCTAAATGAACTTGGCATTGTGAGCGCCGTTGTGTGCGGTGAAACACCAAAGCAAGAGCGCGAAGACTTAATTCGCCAGTTCAAGAACCACCAAATCCACTGCCTGGTTACTGTGCTGGCGCTTTCAGTTGGCTTTGATGTGCCAGATGTGGATTGCATTGTTTGGTGCAGGCCCACCAAGTCGCCCGTGCTTTATGTGCAGGGGATGGGCCGAGGCACGCGCATTGCAGACGGCAAGACAGACTGCCTGGTGCTTGACTTTACCGACACCGTTGAGCGCTTGGGGCCGGTGGACACGATCCAAGGCAGGGCTAAGAAAAAGTCTGGCTCCCAAGAGGCGCCCTACAGCATCTGCCCAGACTGCGGTGAACGCAACGCACCGGCTGCGCTTGTGTGTGTCCACTGTGGCGCCACGATCAGGGAAGAAGAAGCCAAGCCCATGGATGCCAAGGTATCTTATGCAGCCCTACTATCAAGCCAGACCGCGGCAGCCGAACTGGTGTGGCATGACGTAAGCCGAGTGGATTACAAGTTGCACCGCAAAGAAGGCAAGCCAGATTCAATGCGGGTTGACTACTACGGAGGCTTGCTTCGGGTTGCTAGCGAATGGGTTTGTTTTAACCATGTTGGCTATGCCAGGCAGAAGGCCGAAAACTGGTGGATGCGCAGGGAAAAAAAGTCTATCCCATCAGGCACACAAGAGGCAATTGATTGGGCCAATTTTTACGACATTGAAGAACCAGTCAGGATTGCAACCCGCAAAAATGGAAAATATACAGAGGTAAAAGAATATGAATTTAATCGAATTAAACGCAATCAAGAGGCATTTGGACAGCCAGGTCAAACAGATCAACACCATCCAAGTCAATTGCCGACAGTGCAACAACTTCGAGACAGGCATGTGTAAGCAATTTGGAGCAAAGCCACCACTAGAGTGGATCACCGGCACGGTTGAGTGCGAACACTGGGAATGGGATCAAATCCCTTTTTAAAGGAAAAATCATGGAAATACTAATTTACACCAAACGAAAATGTCCCAATTGCATTACGGCCAAAATGATTTTAAGGGCTGAGAATATTAGGTATGTTGAGATTGACATTGAATCAAATCCTGCATTGCTTAGTGATCTGCCAGAAAACTCACGCCAAATGCCGCAAATTTTTATTGATGACCAGCACGTTGGTGGTTTGGCCGGTTTACATGAAGCACTTCAAAAAAATGCCAAGACCAAAACCACTTGAACCCCTATTAGGACGACAAGTCCGAATGTCTGACAGACATTGGATGATCTTGCAAGAACTTGGCGGCGCTGAATGGCTGCGCAAGCAACTGGATAAGAACGCCAAGATGCCAGCCAAGTATTACCGCCGTGAATTAGATGCACCTTCAAAGAAAGAAACAAATGATTAAAGATGACGATGACATCCAAGATTACGTCCGGCCTTGGATTGGGCTGACGGATGAGGATGAAATTGATTGGGATGGAGGCGATCTTAAGTCTCTTATCAAAGCCATTGAAGCCAAACTAAAGGAGAAAAATACATGAGTTACATCGTGGCATCATTGCCGCCTATGAAATGCTTTGTGAAGCGTGAGTTTTTGTACAATGACCACAAAGGCCACAACGAACTTGAGCCTGCCATTTGGGTCAGTCTTAAAGCCTTGCGTGGGCAAGTGTTTCGCATTGAGTCATTGTTGCCGGCCTATGGCGCCTTGTATGACAAGCTGCCGATCCACGCCTACGTTTGGCACAAAGATGCAGGCAATCTGCCAATTGACACGCTCCAGCTGTGGGACTGCATGGGCTACCGCTTCACGGTCATTGAAAAGATTGGCTTGCGCAACCTAGGCGTAAAGTTTTTGGGTAAAGACAAAGAATGGCACTTTGGCCGCTACTTGTTTACGGTGGACTTCTGTGCTGACGGCATGGATTTAGACACCGGCTTTACCGAGCAGGCCGAGGAACACAAATCATTCAATTGGATTGCACTGGACAATGGCCAGTTTGCCTGCCAGCCAAACAACCGATGCCTGTGGTATGACCAAAGCCTAATCCCCGCTGAGACAAAGTTTTCTGATTTCCAAGCGGCGCAGCGTTTGTGGACAGTTGATGGCACACGCAAGTGGTCTGCCGGTGATGATTGGTTTTACGACATCAAGGAAAAAAGCACATGACTAACCAAAGCGGCTGGCGCAAACGCCAAATTCAAATGCCCAAGTTTGACATTTGGGAGCGCGAGAGCCTGGTTGATTTTGCTGGCGAGTCTTACGTCAAACTGTGCGAACAGGATGACATTATTCAGCAGTTGCAGTGCGACTTGAAGACCGCCATTGAGGCTTATCGCGCTGTGACTAAGCAAACGCCCTAGTACCAGCCTTGTCAATAATTAGCGTTTGTTTGCGTGGTTTGGCCTCTGGCGTGTTGGGTATGCTCACATGCGTCCAGCGGTCAAACTCGCGGATCACTTGATCAAACCCAAGGTCTGATGCAATGATTGCCCTGACCACTTGGTCTGGCGTCATGCCTGGCACACGGATGTCGGCAGCGCAACCAATCCGGTGCTGACTGGTGTCTTTGCTGCCTACCGCATCGTTAACCGCTTTACTGCGGAAAGCACTGTTGACCATAATTGGCTTACCGCCAAGTAGGGTCTTGAGGTTTTCAAGGAATTCAGCCAATCTTTGAATGTTTGCTTGTTCAGTTTCATTTGGGGTGTTCTCCAATGTTCGGTGGTCTGTGTGTGTCAGTTCTTCTAAAGTAAAGTGTTCGGTCAAGTTCATTTCACTGGCCCTGCTTTTGAAAGTAAATCTGTTTTAGCTTGCGATCCTGCGCTAGAGCCAAAATAATAAGCAATAATGCCAGTCCACGCTGTTCCCAAGCTGCCAAGCATCATCAAGATAGCTGGGTTATTGCTGTCAATTTTGTTAAAAAACATCATTACCATGATGCTAAAAAAACCAACGGTTACAGCGCCAGCCAAGATGGGCGGCATCATCGACCTAGTGGTGGCTTGCATTTCCCGTGCTGATTTTCTGTCCTCAACCTCTAATTTGGCAAAGTTTAAGCCTAGCTCTTGCGCTTGTTTTTGAAGTTCAATTTCGGCTATCTTGACTTGTGCGATCTGCTCAGCAGACAACTTGTTGTTGGCAATCATGTCCTGAACTTGGTCAGGATCGACACCAACAGCTTTTGAGATGGCTGAAACTGCCATGCCTGCTAATGGGCCACCAAGCGCCGTGGCAATTGTGGGTGCAATTTGTTTAAGCCAATCCATTATTGTTTACTCCTTGAAAGCATGGTTGCTGCAATTTCCATCATTGTTTTTGCTACCTGAATGTCGGCGGGTTCATTATCCCATCCCACAGTAATTTGGCCTACAAATCTGCTTGGGTCAGGCGGCACACTGACTCTGCAAGTGTAAGTAACACCCTTGGCGATGTACCACAAGCCCATCTCGGACTGCGCTGACTTGTACTCACCACAAGGTGTCTCGCCAGCCATTAACTTAACTACATCCGAATTGTTGCCTGCGTTCTGTGTAAACAGGCCCACATCCAGCCCATCGTTAACTTTGTCCCGGCCTTCTTTGGTGTAAGCGCGGTACAGCACTCTGGTTCCAAACATTGGGTTGACTTTAAACACCGCAACAATGGTAGCGTTAGTGGTTTTGAACAAATGGGCGGCAGCGTCTTCTACTCTGTCCTCAACAATGCTTGGCATCTTCTTAGACTCTTTGTACGCGCCCATCAACAGTTCTTGGTTCTGCCAAACAAAGTATCCAGAGAAGGCAAACACTGCCATGAGTATTAGCGCAAACAGCTTAAACGGGCTATCCACATAGGACAGCACCTTGCTTAATACATCTGCTGGCTTCTCGTCACTCATAGTCCAATCCAAGTAGTTTGTTCACCGCCCACACCTGTTGACAGCACAAAACTCAAACAGTTCGTATAAACCAAATGCAAACATCATCAAAACAAAAGCACCCGCTGTAAGACCAGCCGCTACTTCAAGTTCTTCTTGTGCTTTTTCCTTGCGTTTCTTTTCTTCCTCTTTGGCCTGCCTTGCGGCTATAGCATCATCCCTGTCCATCTCAGCAGCCCGTGATTTGATCTTGTTCCAAACGTCTATGTTGCCAGTCTGCATATAGATCAAAAGTAACTCAGCCTCCAGTTTGGCTGTCTGCATCAGCGCATTTTCTATCTGCATTGCCAATGCAAAATTAGACTTATTGCCTGACCGCTTGGCTTCAACCATCGCCTTGGTTGCAACGCTCTTGGCGTCAAACATCCGACTAACCATCACGCCTAGGCCACCTAGGTCATTTGCCACCTGTGCGGCTTTCTTAACAAGCCCTATGGCACTCTGAAGACCCGCTAGGGCTGTTAGAGGATCAATCATTTCCGTACAACCTTTTCCCACTGTAGGCAAACAACTTTGCGGTTATAAACATCACCCGTCCACGCCCACCGCACACAGCGGTATTCAGTCTTTCTGTCTTGGCTAGCTGCTCTTGGTAGAAAAACCAAAAAGAGCATCAATAGCCATTTCATTTACCACGCCCAACTCCATGCAATCATGTAAGTGCCAAAAATAACAAAAACCACAATACAGACCGCAGCAATGATTGCTTCGGCCCAGTCTTTCATTTGTCTACTTTATTGTCTAGTTTGTCAAAGATTTTGCCAAGCATTTCTTTAACGTCACGCATGTCAGCGCGGTAGTCATCACGGGTAACGTAATTGAGTGGCATAGCCCGAACGTCCGTGTCTAGGCGCTCCAAGGAACGGTAGATGTTGTTCAGTACCCAACCACCTAAGAACCCTGCCAGACTGACTGCAATGTTAAAAAGAACTTGGGAATCCATTATGGGTTGGCCATGCCGGTTAGGTCAATTTTGGGAACCAACGCATTTTGATTTTGCTGTTTTGGCGCCAATTGATTTGGTTGCTTTAAAGATTCTTTAAGTTGTTTTTTGTATTGCAGTCCACGCGCAAACTCGGCAGCCGTTTGAGTGCCAGGTATCTTAACCGGCAAGTTTTGCAAGGCTTCAAGGCCGCGTAAGACAGCGCCAGCCGTATTGGGGTAGTTAACCGCACCTGGCTCTTTAACCATTACATCGCTGATGCTTTGCTTTAAATCAAGAAGTTTGTCTCTGCCAGGCTTGCCAAACATGTAACTAAGTTTGTCTTCTCGATCAAGCTGAGTAACAAAATTATTAAAGTTATTTAAACGAATATCGTCTGTGTCATTACCTTTTTTAAGCAACAAATCTTTCATTTGTTGTAAGGTAAAGGCAGTCAATTCTTTGTAAGCCTGTTGACCTTCTTTGCCGCCTTTTTTGAGCAAATTAGTGACGGTTTTCATTTCTTCTAATGAACCATCAATGACAATATGTTTATAAACATCATCAAGCGCTACTTGACGATCTTTGTATCCAGCTTTTGTGCCAAGCAATTTGTCAACACGATAAACATCTTCAAAATCTTTTGCCAATTGCGTTCTGGCTTGACGAGCTTCTTGATATAACTTGCCACCAGCACCAGCGCTAATTTGATCAATTAAATCTTTTAATGGCCTTGCACTTGGCGAATCTTTAGCTGTGCCAATTACTTGATAAATATCGTCCAAATTACGAATTGAAATAGTCCCAGTTTTTTGTGGGTCATTCATGGCTAACAATTCAGCCACATCATTTAAAATTGGATCTAATTTTTCGCGGCGCGTAGGGCTTTTTGTTCCAATGTAATCAAGCAAATTTTGATAAGGAACTTGTTCTAAAGTTTCGCCAGCATTATCTGCTTTGGCATATTTTGCTTTGTAATCATCAAATTTTTTGGTATATAAGTTAACCATGGTTTTATCAACCAAAGTACCAAGTGCGCGAGGGTTACTGCGATCAAAAGCCAACCCTTCTTCTCCAACAACTTGATTTGTCATGCGTTCAAATTGATTCAAAATGTCTTCTTTTTGACCAACTTTAAACGCACCATATTCTCTGCCTAATTTACCTTTAACATCTTCAGAAACGCCAGGCAACGCGCCACGTTGAACATCTGACTCAAACTGTTGTTTTTGTAAATTCTTTTCACGTTCACCAGCTGTAGCACGAATACCAAATTGCTCCAACCGTTGCTGACGCATCAAATCTTCAGCCGTACTAGCCGCGCCCATGCCAACCATAGCAGGCTGTTGTTCGCGTGTCATTGCTTTAGCCAAAGCATTTTGCACTGGTGTAACCACTTGGCTTACAACAGGACGAGCCAATGCACCGGCTTGCATCATGGTGGCAGGCGCCAAAGCGTTAAGGGTTGTACCAACAGAGCCAAGTGTTGGTGGCAAAGTGCTAGTAACTGGTTGCAAGAACTCACCAACAGCGCCCAAGGCTTCTCTAGCCGTCTGTGTGCGTGGTTGATACTGAACAGCTTTCATGGCTTCTTGGCCAGCGCGGATGCCTTCTTGAGTGCCGTATTTACCACTAGCCAAAGTGCCAGCAATACCGACAATGGGTGCAATTGCACCGCCGGCCAACGTAGCACCAAACGCCAATGGCGTTTCAATCACACCCATAATGCGGTCACGCATAGACACTTCTGGTGGCTTGACACCAGTTACAACATTTTCAGCGCCTGGTATTGCCGCAGCCGAACCCAAACCAATGGTCTTGTAAAAGTCCATTTTAGGCATTTTTGAATAGAATTTTTCATGCAAAGAATCAGCCAGCTTTATATCTGGCACTTCATCATATTGAGGAAACTGTGCGCGAAACTCTGCAAGTGTGGCCATTATGGTTTGCCTCCCAAAAGCCCCAACGGATCATTTGCGGTTGCACCTGATATGCCACCAGCCGCACCGCCTGGCAACCCCTCAAGCGCTCTTCTTGATGCTTTAGGCACACGGCCATAAGTAGTTTCAAGATTAGTTGTGCTGCGTTTCAACATGTCTTCAATGACTTTGGTTTGTTCATTAAAACCTTGTTTGGTTGTAAACTTTCCAGACCACGAAGCAGGGTTAGTTATTTGCGACTCAATAATTGACATGTCAGGGCCAGTCAATGCGCCAAGGGTGTACAAATCTTTGACGCCCATTAACAGTGCCGTGTACTTTGATGTCATGGCGGCTGTGTCTGCACCAGATGGTAGAAATTTAGCGCCTGTAAATAAATTTTTGTTGGTTTCTTCTTTAAAGTCTTTAAGTGATCCAGCCAAACCAGCCAATTGCATGTCTGTGTCATTAAACTTAGCAGGAGCTTCTTTTTTGCTACCAACTGGCTGACCAGGCATTCTTGCACCAACCTCGGCAGGCACAGGCATAGCCGCAGGCGCAGCAGTCCGGTCAAGCACACTTGCCATGCCAGGAATGGCGGCAACGCGCTGACCAGGCAATGCAGCAGGTGGCTGACGCATCATGCTTGCGCTTGGTGCGGCTGCGGGAGCAGCTTGGAAGCCAGTTGGGCCGTACACCACAGGAGTGGCCACGCCAGTTCTAAGATTGACTGCCAACAAGCCACTTGGATCTTCTTGGATTGATAAGCCAGGGTTAGCCTGCTCAAACGCAAATTTTTCTCTTGCCAAGTTAAGTTGTCCAGCAGAAGTTGTTGCCTGTCTTGCCGCAGTAAGATCAGCAAAAGTTTGGGTTTTGGATACAGCCCCGCCAGAAATTGGCATACCATAGCCTGGCATCATTGGGTTGTCTTGGATAGTTTGAATTTGACCACCAATGTCCCGATCGCGTGTTTTTGGCAACATAAAACCAAGTTTGTCTTTAGCGTCCACAAGGCCTAAAACTTTTTCAATTCGGTATTCTCTATATTGCTCTGGAGTCATGCTTTGAAGTTTCTGTGCTTCTGCGGCTGCAGTAGAAAAATCAAAATAACCTTTTGTAACACCATCATTGAGTTTTTTAATTGCATCTTGTGGTGTTGGCGAATCACCTAAAGACTTTAATCCATAATTAAGTTTGTCTTGAGTCAACTTAAATTGGTCTTTTTCAATTTCACCTTGGGTTTTTTTGGCGGTAAGCGCAGCAGCTTCAGTTTCGCGGCGTGTTTTTTCAATGCCTGGAATTTGTGACCCGCCACCGCCCCTTGCCAAAAGACCGGTCAATTTGTTGTAATTGATTGTGCCGGTATTAGGGTCAATAGATTGACTATAAGCATCAGCTAACACATTTTGCGTTGCTTCGGCACGTTGAGCAGCGCCAAGTTGATACTGCGCCAATTGATTTTGATTTTGCGCGTTTTGAATCTGCGCAATCTGGCCATATTGCGCCAACGGATTGGGCATCTCAAGTTGTATTGGCCGAACGCCAAGAGAAATGTTTGGATCAAGTGCCATGTTTAATAATCTCCTTCACCAAACGTACCGCTGCCGCTGCCGCCAAAATTAACAGATGGGCCGCCATACATAGAGCCACGATTTTTTAACGCTTGTTGCAACAATGAGTTTTGTGCTTGATTTTGGCTGTAGTTCATATACGTGCCCAAACCACCCGTAAAGGCATTAGCCATACCAACTTGACCCGCCGCTTGAGCCGCGCCAGCGCCGGTCATTAGGTTGCCTGCGCTGGTTGCATAGTTTTGGCCAGCTTGACCGACTAAATTAGTAGCAGTTTGACCAATGCCTGCCAAGCCTGCTTGACGGTTGTACAACTGGTTTTCGCTGGCTACGCCAGTGTTATATCCAGTCAATGCGCGGTTGTAAGCGTTGCCAAATTCTTGCGACCCCATTTCTTGACCAAATCGAGTAGCCGCTTTTAAAGCGCCGCCAGAAATCAAACCACCACGAGCAGCGGCTTGACGATCAAGCGCTTTTTGGCCTTCGGACAATCGAAATGCGTAGCCTGGGTCAGCTTGATAATCGCCTGCGCCAAACTTAAACGCGCCAGGCACATTGCCTGCTGTACGTTGCAGTTCTGCTAATGCGTTATAACCCGCCTGACGATAGGGCGCTTGATCTGCGCGTGTTTGTTGAAATTGTTCTGCTTGAAGTTCAGCAGCGCGGTCAGCCGCCGCTGCCTGTGTTTTAGCTGCGCTTTTAGACGCGCTTGCGCCAAGTAAGGCGCTTCCACCAATTGCTAGGGCCGTCATCCATGGCATATTAGTTCTCCTGTAGGCACTGGGCCAGTTCTTGTGCTTGCGCAACATTGCTTGGCACAATTAAAACTTCATCAATTTCATCCATATCAGTGCATTCTGTTGCATGAATGCAGTACCACACAACATCTGTAAGCGATTTTACGCCATGATGTTTATTTGCTTCAATGGTTAAACAAGCTGGCGCGTGAATAATTTTGCGCTCGTCATCTACCATCAATTCAATTGAACCACTGGCAAGGATCGACAAATGGCTAAATTTGTGCTTATGCTGGACAAGCACATGACCCGCAGGAATGCGCGTTTCCTTTGCGTAAACCCCCGCGCTAAAGTGGTGGTTAATCATTAAGTCACCTCACGCCCAGAAACGCGAATGTTGATTGCGCTGGCTGTTCCGGCAATTGTACTGATAAAGTCGCCAACGCCAAGCACTTGGCCAACCAGCTCAGGGAACGTGTAAACCTCAGACACCTGCAAGGTCTTGGTCTTGGTGATCAAGTTGGTATTGCCAGCAGAGCCTGCGGTTGTGACCAAGTTTACGCTGATCGTGGCAGCAGACGCGCTAATATTAGTAGCCGTAAACTTGTCAATGATGGCAGTAACGCCAGTTGCGGTGTACTGGGTGACTTGAGTTGCTTCGGCAAATTTAGCCGGTACGAGGACTTTGACGGTGACTGTCATGATGTTCCTTATGTTGGCGCGGTGAACGCCGTAATCAAACCGTTTGAGAACGTCAAAGAACCATCAGTTCCCAAAGCGGTAATTTTTGCCAATGTTACAGAACCAGTTGAACCTGTTGTGGAAAAACTAGCATCAATTGTAATTGAGCCTGCGCCGTTATTGATAGTAATATTTGTTCCCGCTGTTAACGTAGCTTTGCTAAGTGTATTACCCGTGCTATTGCCAATTAACAGTTGACCATTAGTAAATGTTGTTTGGCCCGTACCACCAGACGCAACAGGTAGTGTTCCCGTGGTCAAAGCAGTTGTAGATGTGGCATACATCGCGCCGCCAGACGTGAATGATGACAAGGCTGTACCGCCCGACGCCGTAGGCAATGGCGGCACTAAACCAGATATTTTGCCGCCAGTAATATTGACGTTCTCAGCATTTTGCGATGCAATAGTTCCAATCTCT